AAATCTACAATTGTTGTAAAATGTTTCAATAAAATTACGCAAAGCAGGTTGAACACTATCAGCATTCATATAATCTGCCTCGTCTATAATTACAACTTTGTGATTAGCGTCTTCAGTAAGTGATACTGTACTAGCAAAATTCTTAATCTTGTTTCGTAATGTATCAATCTGTCGGCCTTCGTCTGAACCATTAATGATGATATAATCACTACCTAATTGTTCACACAATGCTCTTGCAACTGTGGTCTTACCAGTACCAGCAGTTCCAGATAATAATAGGTTTGGTATTTCTTTTTGTTTTAAAAATTCTGAAAATGTATTTTTAATATCTTCACTTAAAATACAATCTTCAATTTTTTTCGGTCGGTATTTTTCAACCCACAAATAGTCTGACATAATATATACTCCACTTTGTTCATCATTTATTTATAAAGATGTTCCACGATAAACTAATTCTCACATCATTAGTTTGATTACGTTGAACTTCGTGCCTCACATAACCAGGAAACATTAGCATTTTACCAGCTTCGGGTTTATGTTTCCAGGTACTACCCATAAAAACAGTTGATATATCAGCTTGTACTGTAGGATTATAAAAAACAATATCGCCATCATTGATACTTGATTTATAATAGTAAACACCAGATATATCAGCATTTCCGTGGTCGTGTTGGTGTCCATAATCATTTGGATTGAACACGGCAATCCAAGATTCCATTCTATACTGGCGTTTACCAGGATAAAATATACCATCTAAGTATTTGTGAAAATGCTCATCAATGTGATTTTTTAAATGACTTAGATTGTATTGGTCAATTACATTATCTGATAAAGAAGATAATTGGTGAGTTTTACCCCAATCATCATTGTAATCAATTTTTATTTTATCAATACAATTAGATATTTCAGATTGAATATTTTTTAATTTTTCACCATCTGTTATATCATAGTATAACGGTGTAGTAAAAATATTTTCTATCATTCTTCATCATATTTATAGGTGACATCATAGCCACCTTTTCTATCAGTCCACCAATCGTCTTCCCTATCATAATCTAACTGAGAAACAAAGTCCCAAAACTTATCAGATTCTTCATCTGTAGGTTCTTCACCGTGTGGTTCTAAACTAGAACTCCACTCTTGTTCCTGGTGTGATATGATTTCTTTAAATCTTTGGACTGACCCAAATTCTTCTATGATTGCTTCATCATCTACATCATATTTGAATTGAGATGCTACTTGGTGCCATTCGGTTTTACTGAATTGCATTTAAAACTCACTGTCTGGTTCTAATGCTACCCAATATTGAACAGGTTTATTTCTGTTAATAAAATGACTAATCTTTTGTGATGAAATCGCAACATCATAATCATCAGAAATTAACTTAAAGTTTTCTACTTTGAAAAAAGCAGTAAACGTTTTATCTGTTTCTCCGATTGTAATAGAATAATCGTTAGAAGATTTATTCTTTTTATCTAAAGCAACTAAAGATATATTTTTACCATCACCTTTTACTGCAATGTCTGGTAAATTTAATGTAGTAGCTGCCTTTTGCACTTTAGCAAAATCATCTTTTTTCAAATTAAATGCAACTGTTTTATCAGGCATTGTAATTGATTTTGTTGGTGCAACTAAAACTGATTTATCGGCAAAGAAGTATTTGATTGCCTGTTTAGATTTCTCATCTGAAATAGTCATATAGTTAGCGCCATTGATTTTTAGATTTGGTTTATCAAACAAATCCATAGCTCTTAACATTTCAGACAAACTGTAAATACCAAATTCACTTTCAAATTTTTCTGGTACTTCAGCTTCTGCTAGAATATTTTTCATAGCAGATATAGTATTTACTTTACTACCTGGTTTAAAGAGAATATTATCGTTTATCTCTGAAAAGTTTTTTAAGATAGCAACTGTATCATTACTTATATTCATTCACGTCTCCTTCATAATTTAAATTGGAGCGGATGGATTGTACTGCCCAATCTTTCCCAGGTTGGAAACCTAGTGTATTACTTTTATACGACATCCGCATATTATTAATATAACATAAATGGCCAGGAAAGTCAAGCGATCCTGGCCATTCATTAAAAAAACTATTTTACTTCAATAGTTCTTGGTTTTTTAGATTCAGGTACAATTCTTTCTAAAGATACTCTTAATAGACCATCTTTTAATTCTGCACCTTTTACCTCAACATCATCAGCGATTGTAAAAGCTTTAGAGAAATATCTCTTAGCAATACCTTTATGCAAGATACCGTTATTTTCTTCTACTTCCTTTTCATCTGCGTCTTTGATTGATTTGATAGTTAACACACCATCTTCCAATGATACGTCAATATCCTTTTTGGAATAACCAGCTAATGCCAATTCCACGTCATACTTATTAGTATCTGTTTTTACTATATTGTATGGTGGGAAATTAGGTACTGATAGTCTAAAATCATCATTGAACATACTTTCAAAATGATCGAATACGTTATCAAAACCTATTGTTACCGGTCTTAGTTGATTAAAAAATTGAATTGCTTTGTGATTTGTCATATTTTCCTCCTTTTAAAGCAAGTTAAATATTGAATACCCATTTTGGCGTATTCAATAGTATTTATATAATTATGATTTTTTCGGTTTCAAGCCTTAAAAAATCTAAAAGAGGCAGGCTTCTTTAAGTTTTTTACTGAAACCAGGCGCAACTGCCAAAAACATAGTCGGTTTTAAACTCTCGCCAAACACCGACAAAACTCTATGGTGGTTTTTTAGGAGACCACCAACTCCAGCGACACACATTAAATCGTGTCCTACACCACTAGGTCTTACGAACTGCCTAGCGCTAATATATATAAAACTTTTTCGTCTAAAAACCGTCTTTTAGCTTTTGGAGCCTTTGTTTTTTCAACCAATTTACTCTCATTTCTTTAGCTTTTCTAACTTTTTTTTCAGACGGTTTCTCATAATATTGCTTCGCTTTTAACGTTTGTATAATGCCTTCTTTTAAAACTTTCTTTTTTAAAACACGCATTGCCTTTTCTAAGTTACCGTTTCTTACTTCAACTTTAATTGACAAATTAATTACCTCCTTTCTTAATATCTCCATTATAGGCAATAGAAATTCTTTTAAATTCTGATGGTGTTATAAAGTGATATAACATTGAGTTAAAAATCACTAAATCACCTGTACTTACCTTTAATCTATAATATTCACTATTATATTGATTATAATCTTTTACCATATCATTATTTTGCCTTGCTAATAATGATTGCATTGGATTTAAAAAAACAATCTCTCCGTCTGTGGATAATGGATAATAAACAGCAGATAACAAGCACTCTTTGTGATTGTGTGGAAAGGTTATTAATTTATCGTTGTTAACGTTTGTCCAAGCTTCTTTAAGATATATTTTATATTTTGTATCAGTATATATCTTATTATAAAATTCTGTCATTAAATCTAATACAGTGCCATTCAATACATTAAATTTTGAATCATTTAATATTGATGTCATATCTTTATTGGCATTTTGTAAAGAGTTTTCTTCGGCATATTCTACAAATGGTTTATTATCAAAACCACTTAAATTTGCTTTTGTAATTCCTGTACTAAAAATATTTTCTATCATTAATTTTCTCCGTAGTCGTAAGCGGGAGTGGCCTTTCGGCCACACCCTAGGACTACACTATGTTTGATAAATTTAGATGATTTCCTCATCTGACTCATTATCATTGTCATCCACTTGTGAAGATATATCTTCCTGTCTTTTCTGTTCCATAATGTCTTCGACACTTGCACCAGAGTCAACTTTAGTATATAACTCGACAAACGAATTTTTTGTGTCCTCGTCAAATCTATTAGTACATAACTGAATAGCTTTAACTTTATCACCAAATATAGCATACGCTTGAGTGATATGGACTAATCTTCTTGTTGATATAATCTCATCAACACCACCATCAAAGTAGGTTTTTCTGATTACATCTGCCCAAGTAGTTAACTTGTCAACAAATTTAACGTCTGATTTACCAGCCGCTTTTAAAGTATTTACAAGTATCTTTTTTTCAATAGATACTGAAGGATACTTTTGTTCGAAAGTAACTGGAAATCTTTCCAGAAACGCCTCGTTAAGAACATTGGTACCGATAAACTTACCGTCTTCGGATCCTTGCCCTTTAGTATTTGCTGTAGCAACCACATTGAAACCATCTTTTGGCTTCACATACTTATTAATCTTTTTAACAAAGACACCAGAGCCTTCTAAGATCGGTTGTAAACACATAATCTTATTAGACGCAAGGTCAATCTCATCAAGTAAGAGAATAGCGCCTCTTTCCATTGCTTCGATCACAGGACCATTTTGCCATACAGTTTGGCCATCTTTAAGTCTGTAACCACCAAGTAAATCGTCTTCATCAGTTTCAATTGTGATGTTAACTCTGATTAACTCTCTTTTGTTCTCAGCACAAGCTTGAGTAACACCGAAAGTTTTACCGTTACCAGATAAACCTGTAATAAACACAGGATAAAATTTACCTGATTTAACAATTGATTTTACATCAGGATAATTACCAAAAGAAACAAAAGTGTTATCTTTTTTAGGTACAATGTTACCTGATAATGAAGAAACAATGTAAGCAGCTTCGTGCTTTGTTTCATTTTCTACTACAACAGGTTTTTTGACCTCAGTAACTTTACTGGTAGTAATTGTTTCAGTTGATTCACCATCAACTGGTAATTTGAATAAAGATTTACCAACTTTGTAATCTTTATTTTTAATTAACCACTGAGGTGCATATTTACAACCAAACTTTTTGTTTGCCTGTTTCAACTGCTCAACAGTTAATTCTGATTTGCCAAACTTCTCTAAAGCGAAGTTCACAAATTCTTGTTGTTTAGCATTTAACATAATATAGTCCTTTCTATGTTTATTATTAAATATGGTACCATCCTAAAGGATTTTTTCGCATTTGTCAACCCTAAAAAAAGCGTTGATTTTATTGACATTTTAAGCAACCCTCTCAATAAATTTGTTCAAAAGCACTCTGGAAGTGATTCTTCCTTTCATACTTTTACTGAATAATTGTCTGATTCGTCCTGCTTTCATATCATTTGTAATCTCTGAAATATCAGTTGTTTCAACTTCCATCTTTTTACCATTCATTACAAAGTATTGGTCATAACCACTTTGTTCTACACAAGCAACATTGTTCTTTAACCAATCTTTTTTATTCTTCTCATATTTTTCTCTATCTGACCATTTGTTACCAAAGTATCTTTCAGCTTCATATGATCTAACATTTTTTAGAATATAGAAACCTAAGTTAACAACACCATATTTACTTTTTAATATTGTCAATAGTAAACTAGTCAATCTTTGACCACTGTAAGAAAAAACATCATCTGGTAATGTATATGATTTCTTACCGTGTTTTAATATCATTTGACCTGAGTAACCACTTCGTTCCATCTTGCCTTCTACATCTGAATAGACACCGTGGTAACCATTAGCACCACCATCTGTTAGTGTCATAAAATTCATTTTTTCAATATTATATTTCTTTTTGAATTTTGGAACAATGTCTAACATCATAATAAGAGCTTCGTTTAATGGAGTATTTCCTAAACTATATTTGTTAGGCATACCAAAGTTTTGACCGTTCTCATATCTACTTTCCCAATCTTCGTATCTTCTTCTTCTACTATAATTTCTTTCATAGTATAAACCTGAAGAATACATATACATCATTGATTCGTCTAATTCTCTTTTATTCATTCTGTGGCTGGCAATGTTAACACAATGTGCTTGTTCAACAGCAAGGTCACCCTCTTTTTTAGAGAACACTTTTTTTTCGTTTTCTATATTCGACCATCTGTCATCACCTTTGTAGTATTCACTTGTAAAGAAATAAACTTCAAAAGGTATATTTACTTTTTGACAAAAATAAACTAAGTTAATTAATTGATCTACCGTCTTTTTAATAACATCACACATTGAACCAGACCAATCAAGTAACATAATCATACCGTGGTTTTTAGCGTCTGGTGTGATTGTTAATCTTTTAAAGATATCATCTGAAAACTTGTAGTTTTTAAGTTTTAAAGGATCTAAGACACCAGTTTTATCTTGTGATGATCTTTTATAAGCTGTAGCAGCTTTCTTCATCTCAAATTCTTTAACAAGATAATTAACAGTTTTTTGATTGTCTTTTTTAAATGATTTAAAGTCTTGCTTTAAGAAGTTTAAATATTTGATGTGGTCATCACTCCAAGAACTTGGTTTAGTTTGAGTAATAATATGTTTTCTAAAATCTTCTAAAAATGTTTTATACGAAACAATTGTATCAGATAAACTAACATCTGGAACATTAGCATAAATGTATTCTTTATCACCATCGTGGAGTTTAGATTGGTTTTCTTCATAAGACATATTAGTAATAGAACCAAACTTACCACCATCAGCTGAACTTTCAGGTGTTTTTTTAGCACTATTAGATAATTGATTTTGTTCTTTTTTATCTTCATCGGATTTATCATCTGATTGAGAACTACCAGATTGTGATGATTCATTTTCATCTGATTCTTCTAAGTCGTTTTCACCATTACTATCTTTTTGGTTTTGACCCTCATTTTTATTATCTGAATCACCGTCTTCTTCATCATCAGATAAATCATAGTTTTCTACAATAGGGTGATTATCAAAATCAGGTAATTTTTTTAATTCTTCGATTTGTTTTTTCTGCCAATCTAACATCTCTTTAGCAAGAGCAATAACATCATCAAAAGTTTTTATATTGTCAACTTTTTGGATCCAAGATTTTTCTTCTTTTGAAAAATTAAATTTAATTCTGTTTAATGATTTTGATCTCATATTAATTTTATCAATTAACATTAAATCAGTATCAACATCTTTACCCATAAGTGAAAAGAAATTTTGTTTATTTAAAATATCAAAACCATTCATATAGTTTATAACTACACCTGGATATTTACTTTGAATTAGTTTATCAATTCTAGTATCTTCTAACACATTACAATATGATCTTAATTCAGGATCATCTGATATAGATTTCCAACCATCAGTTGGTGTCCATAATGCGTGAGAACATTCGTGTGCTATTAACATATCATATACATCACCACTTTGTACTTTAAATATTGGTAATGTTAAGATACGATTTTTTGTGTCAAAACTAGCTGTCTTAACTTTATTGTGTCTAACTTCTAAGTTTTCAGTCGCTATTAATTTCGCTAACTGACCCTTAGTATTGATATTGATATTTTGTGTAGTCATACTTTGGATCCTATATGAAAACACCTCAAATGTCAAGCGTTTATTTTTTGTTGATAAATAAGGGTTTTTTAACTATTTTTGTTCTGGTTTTGTTCGGTTTTCACATTCCGGACACGAATCGTAGATGATTCTACCACACCAGATACAGCTAGAATAACTATCTTCCGACATCTGAAAGATACTTATCTTTACATTCTTCCCAAGTCATATAGATAATATCATCATAAAAGTGTGTTTCTTTTGATACTCTATCTTGTTTCTTTAAACTTGATAATCTTTTTTTAGCATATTTATTCTTCCATAAATCAGATAATGCCTCAACAGAATTGTCAAACTTTCTGACCAATTTATCTTCTTTTATTTCTTCTCTTAAAAATTCGTTAGTATTTTCAAAGAGTTCTCCAAAGTAAATGCCTCTAGCGTGTTCAGATTTTATTAACTTTTTATCAATTCCTAATTTTGAGTAAGTAAAATTATGTGACCTATTTCTATGATCTCTTTTATGTGGCTGACCTGTGTCCTTTTTCGCCACATACCATTCAAAGTATTTGTATGTATGATTCTTCTTTAACCAATTCTGTATCATATATCTTGTAGGTCTAGTAGGTTCATATGCAACAGAACCAGCAGACCACCCCATTTTCTTCCAATGTTTCAATCTATCATACTGACTTAATGGTATTTCTTTTGTTTTACCATATAAACTTGTTGTAGTAACTCCTACTAATTTATCTTTGTATTGATGTTCCCACGTTTTCTCTACTGTATCTGATAAACACAATAACGCAAGTAGTTTACCACCAACCAAGTTATAACCTAATGGTTGTATTGGTACAATGGTACTGCCTATACAAGTATGATTAATCATTCTTTGAGTTTTAGCTTCTCTGTCCCAACCAATATGATTATCACGTGGTGTTAAATCTAAAAAGTCTGAGGACATACAAGTAACACCTAGTAATTTTTCTGTTTTCTTATCTCTAATTAAGAAGTTAAGATTTCTACCAATGTTACTATTATTCTTCATTGTAGATAGGAAAGTTCTCATACCATTCCAAATAGCAGGCATTTTAGAACCAGTAATAGATTTTACAGTGTCACCATCTGTCCATAATAATTCAGGCTCTAAGTAAAGATATTCTTCAGGATCTTCAGGTAACCAAAAGTTATTTTTTATCTCTTGTAATAATGCACCTTGTTCAGGATTCTTCAGTGCCGGTTTATCATCAAAAAAACTATTTGTTTCTACTGTTGGATATTTGTCGTGTACTTCACACCATTTTTGATATAAAGTATATTCTTTTACATTCATAGCAGATACAAAAGACAAGTCTTTAATTAAGGCCTCTTTTAATATATCTGTATCTACGTCTGGTATTTTATCTAAAGGATTATGTTCTTGCCAACTGTTCCACTGGTCATCAATAGACATTCCTTTTTTCCAACTATAAGCCATAATCTAATAATATCACAAAGTTACAGGAAAGTCAATGCTTCCTGGCTACAGTGTTACTTTTGTTATATCTTCACCTATTTTACCTCTAAAATAAAGGTTAAACGCCAAGGAGTATCTCTTTTCTTGTGATTTGTTTTTCTCTACACTGTGTGCTAAATAACTAGGAAACAATAATATTTTACCAGGTGTTACAGCAAAATTGTAATTCTCACAATTATAGTCTGTTGATTCTGTATAATCTAAATATATTATACTTTGAAACGGAGTTGAACCGGTCAAAGGTCTATCAAATGAAATATCACCTGAATTTTTTGGATGATCTAAGTAATAAACACCACTTAGTATAGAGTTTCCGTGTATATGTGGTTGTGCCCAATCACCTGGATGATGAACATTAATCCAAGAATTTAATACTTCAATATTAATGTTTCTTTTAGATTTAAAATAATCAAATACGTACCTTTCAGCACATTTTATTATACTCTTTTCCAGGTCAACAAATTCTGGTTGTTTTAATATAAACTTATCGTTTGTAAAATCACCATTACCAATAGGCATTCTTTCATAATTTATTTGTTTTGCTTTTTTTAACCATTCGTCTTTTACAGGAATATGATCCTCGTAAACAACAGTAGGAAATAAATTATGTACTCTGTACTCAGGCATTTTCTCTTCGCTTTTGCATTTCAGCTATCATCTTTTCTGCTTTTTCAAAAGCTCTTTTAATTTTAAACTTACTAGCGTGGTCTAAAAATACTTTACCTAACATATGGTCATATTCGTGTTGGAATATTCTACTCATCATACCGTCTAAATGGCCTTCTTGTAAATCGCCATTCTCGTCTTCATACTTAACAACAACTTTACGTGGTCTTGTTATAGATAGAAATACAAAAGGATAAGTTAAACAACCCTCTTTCATTACTAAAGTTTCCTCACTACTAGAAATTATCATAGGATTAAAACAAGTCATTTTCAATCCGTTCTCTATTTGTGGATGACCACCTAATACAAACATATTAAAAGGTAAACCAACTTGATTAGCCGATAGACCTATACCACCGTGTTTGCCCATTGCGTCAAACATTGCCTCTTGTAATTCTTTTCTATCTTTATATCCCTCGTCTTTTAACATATCATCTGTAAAGGGTGCTATTGCTGATTTTACTCGTGGATCGTTTGGTGGTATTAATTTTAGTTCTTTCATATTATTCACTTTCTATAATGTTATTTTTAATTTCTTTTAGTAAGATTTCTTTCATTTTTGATTCTTTAAATCTTCTATATCTCTTAGCTAAGGGTACAAATTTTTCCCAATCGGAAGAAAAAGCACAAGAATTTAAAATCTGTTTCATTCTCTTATTCATATCAAATCTAACTAATTCTATATTATTATTGGTATCAAAATGACAGTATAACATATCTTCGTTTTCTTCAATTTTAAATTCATCACCCCACATATTAAATTCAACATTTATATTTCTAAACCATTTTGATATATTTAGTTTGCCTGGAACAATAGATCCATACGACAAATGTGGTGATTTAGAAAAATATGGTGACGTAATTGTCATACTTATATCTTCTTCACTAAAAAATACATATGATAAATTCATATTAAATAAAAAACTATCTTTTAAATTTGGTTGATGATTGACATATGTTGATATAAAGTTTTTTGATATAGTTTTCAATTCATCATTTTCTAGTTTATAATGTGATGTCATAGGACATTTAACCACAACAATTTGTTTTGTTAAATCTTTAACTGCTGGACAATACATTAAGTTTTGATCTTTAGGTATATCTTTATTCATATTTGATTGTAAATCATCAAACAATACTGTAGGGTCTTTATATAGTATAGACCAATCTACAGGATCAGTTTCAGTTACAGGTGACCAATATATCTTTGTCATACTTGTGCAATCCTTGTAAAGTTGTGTTCCTTTTCAAATCTAATTGTATTAGTAAACTTATCAAATAATATATCTCCTTTATGTGATATAATAAAGATATTTTCTTTTGACATTGTATTCATTATCTTAAAAAAATCATCTGTACCTTGTCCATCTAATGACGAATCAAATATCTCATCTAAAACCAATAAGTTAGTATTGGTACTATTTTTCATTTTTGCAATAGAACGCCAAGTAAATAACAATGCAAGGTCTATTCTCATTTTCTCACCCTCACTAAAGTTATTATAATTAAAGGTATCTCTAAATCTACTTTTTACTGTTTCGTTAAACTCTTCATCTAAATGAAACGATACAAAGAAATCCATTGATTGTAAATACTGATTAATTAATGTATTCATAATAGGTAAGTATTTTTTAATTATCTTTGCTTTTGCACCTCTATCGTTTAATATTTCTCTTAATATATCAACATATGCTTTTTGTTCTACTACATTATCTAATTCTTTTTTAGCTTCATTTAAATTTGTTTGTAATTGTTCTAATTGTTGTTCGATTTTACTAGCGTCTGTTTGTTTATTTTCTAATAATAATATTTCTTCGTGTATCTTATCACTATATTTTTTTAATTCGTCAATAGATGTATTGATTTTTACCACATTTAAATTTAAATCAGATAATTTCTTAGATATTTGGTCAAACTCTTTTATTTTTTCTTCGTTTTTAGATATTTCTTCTAATAGGTTTTTTACACCATCTTCCAATACTGTTATCTTATTCTTTTCCTGTACAATCTTTTCATCTTTAAAATCTTCTTCTAATGGTTGTGTACAAGTAGGACAAGTATCATTTTCTTCAAAGAAAGATAAACTTTTTTTATGATTTTCTAAATTTTGTTCTATCTTTGTTTCTAATTTATATAACTTTTTTAATTTATTATCTGTTACATCTTTATCTGTTAATTTAACATTTGTCTTTTCAATCTCATCATTATACTTGGCAATCTTTTGTCTATAATCTTGTAGGTCTTCCTCATTCTTTTTAATAGTATCTTGTTTATAATCTTTATCACTAACATTTCTATTCTTAATTTCATTATAATGTTTAGTTTCTAATTCATATTTTGATTCTAGTAAATCAGCTTTATGTTTAATTTCTGTTACTGTTTTCTGTAAATCAGATTGTTGACTTCTCAATATTAAATCCATTAAACCAAAAACTCTAATATCAAGTATCTCTTCTACCACTTCTCTTCTATAACGTGGTTTCATTTTCATAAATGGTTCGTATGATGAACTACCTAATATAACAACTTGAATAAAAGAACGATAGTTTAGTTTCATAATATTAGTTTCTAAGTATTTTTGATAATCAATACTAGAAGCTTCTTGGTTTAATAAAACACCATCCTCATATATTTCAAATATGTTTGGTTTAATACCTCTAATAACTTTGTAAGATTTAGTACCAACTTGAAAGTGTATCTCTACTTCAGCGCCACTTGAATTAATTGTATTTACCATTTGTTCTTTTTTAATTAATCTAAACGGTTTATTAAATAAAACAAAACATAAAGCATCCAATAATGTTGATTTACCTGCACCGTTTGTACCAACAATTAATGTGGTCGGTGCCTTATCTAACTCAACTTCAATAGGTGTATTACCTGTTGATAAAAAGTTTTTCCATTTTATCTTTTTAAATATTATCATTCTTTATCCCACATTACATTACCTGACACACTTATTCTTTCCACATTTGATTTAAATGGTGCTACGTGATGTCTTAGTTTTGCATTAAATATAAAAGCATCTCTTTCGTTTGGCATAAATGCTCTTTCTGATAATACATAATCTTGTGTTTCTCCATAGTTAAATACTACACTGCCTGGCCCGAAATCATTTGATACAGATTCAGCATTTTCTAATTTTATTAATTCAGGTACTTGTAGATATATTACAAAAGATAATTCACCACTATGAATATGTGGAGGATTAAAATCACCTGCTTTCATAAAATTAATCCACAAATTTTTTACTCTTAATAAGTCTTTTTTGGGTTCTCTTTGTTCTATGAAACTATTATATGAGTTTACATAATCAGTTAAATGTGGTGTAAATTTTTGTGCAAACCATTTTATATCTTCATCTTCATATTGATTTTCTTTATTTAAATGTCCTGCTAATTTATTTCTATAATCAATAGTAGTTTGTCTACCTCTATCTAGTAATTCTTTTCTAAACTCTTCGTCTATTTGAAAATGATATAATAAAGGACCAAAGTTATAAAACATTATTCACTTGCCTCCGTATATAATTCTTTTGCAAATTGTTTTAGTTTACCCTTATCTAAGTCTGTATCAATCTGTTCAATATAGTTACCTAAAAATGTTAATGTGTCTTCTCCTTGATCTAATATGTTTTCACTAACCGTTGCTGTAATGTCTGAACCACTATCTTCAATAACATTTAATTCGTGTACATTAATTTCATTATGAAACCTATGTATTAAATCATCAAACATATCACTATCTGATCTATTTGTAACAAATAGTTTAACAAAACAATTATTATAAGAACTTATATCCACTTTTCTATAGTCTTCAAACTTATCATTATACATAAACTTTTTGTGTATTTTTAATGGATTTGATACTCTTTCTAATTCTCTAGTATCTGTATCAAATATGTGAAATCCTTTAGGACAATTAAAATCAGACCAAGTAATTTCGTATTGTGTACCCAAATAATAGATATGTCCATCATCTGATTTTTTATGAAAGTGACCAGATAATACTTTTTCAAATCTTTTAAATTGTTTATTTTCTAAACCGTGTTGATTAAATACTCCTTTGTGCATTTCAAAACCTTGTATCTCTAAATGTCCCATACATATTTGAGCTGTTGTGGAATCTATAGCGTGTATCGAATCATCATAGTTATCATCACAAATCCAAGGCAATAATAAAATATCTAAACCATCAAAGTTTACTGTTTCAGCATTTGTGTATATTTTAACGTTATTTGGTGTTCTTAAATTTTGTAAAGCATTAACTTCATTCGTGTTTTTATAATATGTGTCGTGGTTACCAATAATAATATGTGTATCTATACCCATTTCTTCTATTGGTTTCCAAAATGTCTTTTGATAATTATATGCTGTGTTATGATTAATAAATTTTCTTCTATCAACCACATCACCTAAGTGTATTAGGTTTTTAATATTATTTTCTTTTAAATATGGAAAAAACTGTTCGTTGTAAAACTTATTAAAGTATTTTGTAAAAGCAGGTGAGTCATTTCTGGCACCCCAATGTGTATCATTCAATAATGCTATTTTCATAATATACCTCGTACTTTATTTAGATACTCTTTATGACCTATTCTCGGTTGATTGTAATATTGAAATTGTGAATTAATTATACTTTCAATATGATTTCTAAGTGTTTCTGAATAACTTAAATATTCTTTTTTAATTTTATCTATATCAAACATATTTAAACCATACATAACATTAATCCAATTTGCCGGTCTAAAAATATGATAATTAGTATCTGTAAAATCCTCTTGTATTGGCAGTCTGTGTTTCCAACGATCAAACTTTTCTTTTAAACTATCTGGCATATCAACTCTTTTAACTGATTTCCAAAATGATGTATCTTCTCTATCTACCATATAATGTATAAAAATAAAATCTCTAATATTTTCCATAATACTTGATGTCTTTTTATTATAATCTTCTATATCTTTTTGACTATAATTTTCTAAGTAGTGCATTAACAAAAACACTTGATTGATAGATACACTTATTGTTGAAGCTTCCATAGGTTCTACAAAACTTGAACTTAATCCAACAGCTACACAGTTTTTTATCCAAGATTCTTTTAAACAACCAGGTTCAAATTTTACATTTTTTGCAATATTAATACTTTTACCTAGTTTTTCTTCTACTTCTTTTTGTGCCTCTTCAACATTCATATAATCATTATCATATACGTAACCATTACCCCAACGACCAAATACAGGACTATTCCACATCCATCCTGATTTCATACCTGTAATACCTGTGTATAATGGATAATCATCTGTATCATTTGTAGGAAAAGCAATTGCTTCATTCATTTTTAAATAATCTCTATATGATTGCCATTCTGCACCTAATTTTTTTATTAACAACTTTCCAAAACCAGTACAATCAATATAAAAGTCATAGTGATAATTATCTTTATCACCTGCTAATGATTCTAAACCACCGTTTGAATTGAAAACAACATTGTTTATATCATCTGTAATTATTTTTATATTTCTTTTTTCACATAACTCCGTTAAGAAGTCATTTAATTTAAATGTATTAAAATGAAATTGATTTGTAGGACACTCATCATTATCTAAAAAAGATTTTAAGATATTATTATCTAAAACAGATTTGTCTATAGTTTTATATTGACTATCTCCTTTTGATAAATGATAAGCGTAACCAGCGTGATATTGAGATATTAAACTCATCTCAGATAAAGGCACAGTTGTGTTATGGTAATAATCTTCTTTGTTGAAATTAGAAAATTTTACAGCATATTTAATTGTGGCGTCTGCTTTCTTAATAACTTCTTTATAAGAAATGCCACAATAATCCATAAAGGACTTCCAATGTTCAGTAGCTGCTTCACCAACTCCTAATATACCAACCTTTTCAGATTTAACAATAGTAACTTCCTTTTCAGGAAATCTTTGTTTAAGTATAAGAGCAGCTATGAGGCCTGTTGTACCTCCACCTACAACCAAAATGTTTTTCATAATTAACCTAGTGAGTAGTATTCAACTTTTTTTGTTCTTTTAACTTTTTTCTTTTTTGGTTTCTTTTCTTTATCCTCTTCCATAGGAAGATTCTTTTTTAGAAACTCTGTAAATTGATTTTTAAATTCTCTATCTTCTCCAGGTTGTAATGAAATATCATCAAAGTTTGCTTCTGCTAAGATTTTGTGTTTAATGGTTACCTGTTTTTTCTCTTTTTGTATTCTTCTAATAAATGCGTAATAGATGATTTGTGTAAAATAAGCAAATGGATTATTTGATTTATCAGGATCAAAGTTATCCAAGTATTGTAAACAATTCTCTATACCATCACTAATCATATCATCTCTAAAAGTATAGTTTATAAAGTTAGGTCTGTATGATAGATGATTCGCAATTTTCAAAAAACATTCACCAATATAATCAGTAACAGGAGGTTTTTCTAGTTTAAGTCTTTTGGCTTTCTTAATTGATTTTTTATACTCAATCATAGCCAACAAAAACTCTTTATTACTTACATAATGTTCTTTTTTTTGTTTATTATTCATAATATATAATATACTCTATAATGTTGTTTTTGTCAAGCTTCCAGGAATGCTTGACTTTTGGCAATTTCTATGTATAATAGAGCGTGTAGCGGGTTGATAGAGAATACTCCAGCTTAGTGATAGGTCTTATCATCTTCTTCTTCATCTCTAAATTCGTCCCATAATTCATTAAACTTCTTATTTTCTTCATCAGATAATTCTTGTTTATCGTAGGGGGTGTTGTCAGGTTTTTGTTGTATTCTATCATAATTTTTAGCAATGTTTAAATAACTCTTTTGCATTTCATTGGTGGCATTTGTTATACTCATTATCTTATCTTTAGGAATAGTAACAATTACATCATTTGTATATCCTGCCCATTTGATTAAGGCAATATAATCTTTAAAACCTTTTGTGGTGAATTGTGATACATATTTTATTTGTAATGGTTTTTCTAACCTCAGTAACGGCGATTTATCACCAAGTTGTTCTTTAGCGAACTTGGTTACTAAATCATCTCCGTTTATAAGTTTAACTATTTTTGTTTCCATTTAAATTAACGTTATGTATTTCGTAATTAAAGTTTTCTTCATTGTAAATATTTATTCTTTCTCTAAAGTGTGCCAACGTATAGTTTTCTTTTTCGTTATATGTTAAGTCATCTGCAATATCATATAAAGTAGCTGCTGAATTATTATCTTTTAATCTTAGACCACGACCAATAGATTGTAAGTTTCTTATCCTGGATTTACTAGGAGAAGCAAAAATAATGTTATGCAAATTCCTAATATTAATTCCGGTTGAAAAAGTGCCGTACGAAGCAACAATAACGGCATTATCAGATTTTTCAGTGAGGTCTCTAATTGTTTCCCTTTGTTCCGTGTCCACGCCACCATAGACATAAAAGACCTGTTTATCAGTTGCTTTATCTTTGATAGATTCATAAAGATCCTTTCCGTGTTTTTCTACGTATTGAAATAAACATAATGTATTCCCTTGTAAGTTTGATGCTAAGTTTCTAATATACTTATTACGCTTTTCATTTGATACCAAAAAGTCCATTTCTTCCTGATAGTTTTTATCTTTTAAAAATTGCCTACTATATTGGTCGTGTTCTAATATCAAACAAACAATTTTTAAATCTGCTAATTGTTTTTTTTCTTGTAATTCACTTGTAGATACAACTTTATTAACTGTACCAAATAATCCTTCTAAAACTAATTTGTGTGTTTTTGTACCATCTAAAGTACCTGTTAAACCTATTCTATATTTACATTGATCTAATTTAGTCAAAATTTTAGTAAGTGATACTGCCTTAAATAAATGTGCTTCGTCACCTATTACCATACCATAATCTTTAAACCATTTCTTAGGTAAATTGTAAACTGATTGCCAAGTTGTTATTACAACTCTTTTATTTGTTTCTTTTGCGTGTCCTTGATATATTCTATGTACATTTCTTTCACTATTATAACCATAATCTTTAAAATCTTTAAACAGTTGTTCTACTAAAGATGTTGTAGGAACTATAATTAATATTTTATTATTTTTCTTTTCTTTTAATCTTAATAAATTATATATTAACATTAAGTATATTATTAAAGATTTACCAGACGCTGTTGGAGATAATAATAGACATCTACTCTTTACGATAGAGTGTATAAATGCCTCTCTTTGATAATCTCTAATTTGTATTTTTGGAATTTTTAATGCTTTAAGAAATCTATCTATTTCTTTATCATCTACAGTTTTATCTTTTATTTTAGTACCATCAACAATCTGAATGTTATTGTCTTCGCACCACTTAACTATGTAAGGATATAAACCAGCATATATCTGGCCATTTGCATATGAAAATAATCTTATTTTCCCGTCCCATACTCTATTACGGAACTGAGGCATAAATTTAAAACCTGGAACTTCAAACGTAAAGTATTCTGATAATTCTCTACGAATATCAGCATCAGCTTCTATCTTTAAATAGACCTCATCTTTTTTGTCAATAATAATATATTTTGTCAGTGTCATAATAAACCAATCTTATATACTATTTATTAGTCGTTATTTGGTCTATATTTGGTGGGAAGACCTAGGTAAAATCTTTCATCATATTTTTTTTCATTGACACCATCATCTTCATTGTAATGTAAAAATACTTGTGCGTGATTTAAACCTTTTAATGGTTCTCTCCAATGTATAACATCACAACCTCTATAAATTATAGCTTCACCTGGTAACATATAAATGGGAACATCTTTACCATTTTTATCTAAAACAAACATTGGCCAATTATAACTTTCACCATTCTGTATATTTTCATTATTATAACCTAAACATAATGTCATAGAAAAATCACAAGACTTTCTATCTTTGTGTCTAATTAATTCCGATTCAAAAGTATATAATCTATGATATGAATAAGTAGGTACTAATTTTTTACCTATTAATTTACCAACTTCAGGCATAATTAATTTTAATAAAGTATCACAGATAGGGTCACCGTATTTACTGTAATCACCTGGAGCTTGTGCGTCTTCAAATGTTCCGTGATATTCTCCCTCATATTCTAAATCATTATTTTCTAATAAACACAATCTGGTTGCTTGATCTTTAATATGCTCATATAATAAAATACAAACATTTTTATCTATGATATTGTTTATTTTTAAATATTTATTTTCTTCAAAAAATTTAATTGAATCGCTCATTTAAAAGGTGCTCCTAAACTCCATAAAACTAGTGAATATCTAGTTCCTCTTGTTACTGGTGTTACACAATGATATTGAAAAGAAGGAAATACTATTACTGATCCTTGTACTCTTGCTTGTGTAACCTCTGAAAATCTTTCGTGTGAATGTGGACCAAAGTCAAACTTTAAATTACCACCATCATAATCTTCGCCAGGATTTAAATTTATAGTAACACTTAATTTTCTAATTCTGTTTATGTAATTTTTATTCATAGTAAACCCTTCTTGTAGTTTACTTTCTTCTTGTCCGTGTAATCCAGGTATTAGTCTTTTATATCTGGCGTGCCAATCAGTAGCACCATCATTATGCCAACCATAAAATCCTGTGTTTTCATATTTTGTAAATTGAAAATCTTCCGAAGCTTCTAAAGTATAATGCCATCCAGCATTTTTATTAGCTTTGTGTACAAAAGGCATAACTAAATCATACAACCAAGGTTCATTTAACCAAACAACTTCACTATCTCTAATATATGTTTTTTCTGTATCTAAACCTTCAACTTGCATTTCTTCAACCGTTTTATCGGTTTGAGGAACTGTTTTGTCATCACTTTTTTCAATGTGACCTCTAGTTATAGCTCTTGTAGAATTGCCTTGTGCTATCTGTTCATTTATTTTTTGATTACCAATAGAAATTATCTTATGGCAATCTTCGGCGTCTAAAGCACCTTCAAATACCCAATATGGTTCTTTAACTAACATAAATTTTATTTATCCTCTTATTTAAATGTCGGACCGAGTGTCCAACCCACTAAAACCTTTCTAACACCTGAAGTAACAGGATGTACTTTATGCCATATGAAAGACGGAAAGGATATTACCGTACCTAACACTAAATCATTTAGTATAATATTTTTATCTAATTTTTTAGGTGTAGGTGTGCATAGTTCAAACTCACCACCTTCATAATCTTCATTTAAATTTATTGTGAAACTAATTTTTCTTATTTTACCATCATCATAGGGTTTTGTATGTGAATCTATATGCCAATCATAATGGTCATTTATTCCATAGATTGAATATTGTAAAGGTTCTAATTTATCTATTTTAAAATTCCAATTAGTTCTTCTATTATGTTGTTCAATTGTCTTTAGAATTTTATTATTTAAAACTTTGTTGTCTTTAATCCAACTTACCTTACCACTTCTATTTGCATTATTACCGTCTTGTATTCTTGCTTGATCTATTTTTAATTTTTCACCAATGTAAATAATATTATCACAAAACTCTTTATCAAAAGCTCCGATAGATATACAATGATTATTATCTAAGTACATTAGATTGCTCCAGAGGTAAACTTTCTCCAGTCAATAGCGTTTTTAATTGTGAATGTTCTATTTGATATTTGTCTTAATGTTCTTTCTAAAAAATCTATAACTGTTTCTAAGTATTTTACCTTTTGAATGGCCTTTTGTAATTCTTCATCTGAATCTAAATATTTGTCTAAGTCTGTTCTCATTATTTTTAGATCAAATGGTTTTTCTTTATAAACTTCAGGACTAGATTTGCCTGTATAATATTCCCACTTATCTCTTTTTAAAACTGAAAGGTCTGTTTCAGCCTTTGTTAACATTAACTTAAATTTATTGAAATGTTTTAGATACTTATTGTGTAATTGAGGTGTCTTTAAAGATTCTATATCCAATTCAGTATCATTAATTTTTAAATCTTTATCTGCTTCTTCTTGTAACTTTTCTATGTCCATAATTTCTCCATAATATGCTTATTATATCACACAAACTTAAAAAAATCAAGCTTTTAAGTATGTGTAACAGTATTTGTTCTTGCGTTCACACTTGCAAATTCATAGTACAAATATTTAAATGTAACATCAACCGATAAGTAACTTATATCGTCTGCTTGTTGATTATATGATAATCCACCAATTGCTGATGGAAATATATCTCTAAATCTTATTTCTTTTGTAGGGTTATTCTTACTTGAAAGCACCACTAAAGTAGCGTCGGAAACTGATCCTCCTGCGTCTGGAGCGCCATATTTCACTTTACCTGGTTCAGTGTTTACATTAGCATTAGACGTTGGAAATCTATCACCTCCTGATGATAATAGACTTGCAAATTGTGAATTATCCTCTGGAAATCCTAATCCTACAATCCAGTTATGTATTTCTTCATAGTTTTGTAAATCTTCATCTACTAAAAAAGATACGTTTAAATCTGCATAATCTAACTTAGAACCTGGTATAGGAATATTTTTCAAAGAAGTCATTTGATCTATAGTATTTAATGTAATACCAGGTACGTTAACTGCTGTACAAAAATATTCGACTTTTGGTAGTTTTGATATTAAAAACTTAAAACTGGTAGGACTTGCATAGTCTGTTTTTGTAGGTTGTCTGCTATAAGAATTAGTTGTTGTCATCTTTTTTATCTACCTCTTCCCACTCTTTTTGAGTGGATAATTCTTTTAATTTTATTTCTTTTTCAGTAAGTATTTCTTTTTGTTTTTTAACTTCTTCAAGTTTCTCTAATAAAAAATCTTCTTTTTTCTCTGGTCCAGGAAACGTGATTATAGCAACTAACATTATACCAGCTGATAAACCTAATATCCAAGCATATTGTTTAAGTAAATCTTTCATATTACTATTTATCCTAACCGGAGGCATAAAAAAAGGGGAAGCGCTTTCACACTCCCCCTTTTAAATTTTTACCCGTTAGAGTAAGCTTCTTACATTAAGTTAGAAACTTTTACTCTTCTGTAGTATCTGTTAGCGTTAGCTGATCCAGTACCATCAATTGAACCTGAGTTTTCAGCGAATGGGTTAGCTTGTAAACCATATCGTGTTTTAAATCCAATTTTTGGTTGGAAAGTATCCTGACCAACTGCTCTCACCATTTGTAGTGGAACATATGGACAATAGAAGATACCAGCATCATACTGACTTGTTCCTTTGTAACCAACAACAAAGTATTGTGAAGCCGCATTGTTAGCACTATACGGATCAATGTACACTTTGTATCTACCGTTTAATACACCAGCAAAAGTATTACCTGTGTCATCAACGCTTAGATTGTTGTTTAGAGCAGGAGCATAGTCTAGCACACCAGCCATTTGAAGAGCTGAAGCAACATCTGAACTTGTGATTAAGATGTTTCCTTTTCCTCTTCGTGTTCTTTGTGCGATAGCGTTAGCTTCTCTCTCTACTTGGAACATAAGACCTTTAAATCTTTCAACAGACCATCTACCGTTTGAGTCTGTATCTAAATCAAAGATACCTTCAGTTGTTGTGTTAACAGTACCTGTGTTAGCAGAAGCACCTTTTTCAGCAACAGTGTAAATAGTTCTCACTACTTCTCTGTTAATCTCAGCAAGAATTTCAGCAGATAGAATGTTTGCTAATTCTGTTTCTGCGTCTAAACCGTGGATCGCTTTAAGGTCTTGTGCTAATTCCATAGTGTACTCAGCTTTTAGCGCTCTGCTTCTTGCTGTAACAGTTGATTTCTCAATTGAGAAAGCCATTTCAGCGAAAGAGTTAGAAGATGAATCTCCTAATGCTTCAGCAGATGCTGTTGCCATACCAGTACCAGTTGTGTAAGTACCAGCAGGTGAGTCGTTAAGAACACTTGGGTTAGTTCCTGATTGAGCAGATGAACCTGCACCACCAACACCTGGTAATGTTGAATCACCAGCTGCGTTACGTGATGAGAAATCACTGTCTGCTTCGTTGAATAATGCCTCTGTACCGTTTTGAGAAGCGTATTTTGCTCTCATAGCAAAGATTAGTCCAGTTGGACCAGTCATTGGTTGTACACCGGCAATGTCGTATGCGATTAGATTTGGCATTGCTCTTCTAACTAACGAAATTAGGATTGGATCCCAATTCTGTACGTAAGAAGCGTCTGTGCTGTTTTGTGGAGCAGCTTCAGACATAAATGCTCTATCTTCTCTTATAGCTTTTTCTTGGTTTTCCAAGATCACAGCAGTTACCGCCTTTTTATAACTATCCGTTACTTCTGGGAGTTCTGGATGTTCAAGTACGGGCTGCCATTTTTTAACTAGTTGTTCAGATAAGTACATATCTTTATTATCTCCCTTATTTGTTCGACAACTTAATGTCTTTAGTTTTAGATACTGCAGCTACATAAGCGCTCATTGAACTTGATAAATTCAAATCCTCTGTTTCGCCTTCAGCAACATTATCTATTTCATTGTTAGATGAAATTTCTTTTGATTCAGTAAAGTAAGACTCTTTTATTGTGCTTACTTTTTTCTTAAAGTCATCAGCATTAGAATACTCGACTTCTTCAGCAAGTTTGTTGAATTTTTCTTTTTGTGTATCTGTTAATCCTTCAGATACTTCAGCAACGATATCCTGTTTTGTAAGGTCACCGTTTACTTTAGTTAGTTCAACATTCTTTTCGATTTGCTCGTTCAATTTCTTGTTAAGCTCATCAATTTGTGAAGCTTGATCTTCTAATACATCATATTTTTCGTCTGGAACATTTATGTAATGATCTTCAAATAATTTTTTTAGACCACCAATAAAGTCTTCAGCGATTTCGCCTTTTATTCCTCTTTCAATAGCGATTTCGTTTTGTTTCATCCACTCTTCTACAACGTAGTTTAAGTATGAATCAACTTTTTCAACGATTTCAACTTTTGAGGCTTCAACTGATTCTTTAAGTTTTTCTGAATAGTCTGCTTCCATTTTTTCTTTAGCTTCTGCAATACGTGATTTTACAGCAGCGCCAAAGATAGTAGCAGCTTTTTCTTTAAACTCTTCAGTTAAATTTTCATCACCGATTAAAGCTTTAACATCTTCAGAGATGTCAAGTTCTTCTTCTTTCGGCTCAACTTCTTCCGCTTTAGTGCCTGGAACAGCAACTTTAGTAACACCAGCTTCTGTGTCTGGTTGTCCACTAGCATCGCCATCGTCAGCTTTTGCATTTACAGCGTCGGAAACTTTTTTATTCTTTTTAGTAGCATCTGGATTGCTGTCAGTCGGTTTAGTGACCGCTGGACCTAAATCTTCCGCCTCGTTAGACAAATGAGAAGGTTCAGCTGCTACAGCATTCTTTTTTGGAGCGTCAGCGTCTGGATTAGCAGTAGCTTCCACTACAGCTTCGTTCTCAACAACTTCTTGCTCTACTACTTTATTTTCTTGTTCTGTAGCCATTTGAGATTACTCCTTTATAGTTTTAATTCGAATTAAAAATATCTCTCTTTTTACTAGATATTTATAATATCCTTAACTTTGAAATTATAGTTTTTTTAGAAAATCCTCAAAAACTTTAGCTTTTTTCTCAGCCATTTCGTGTTTTTTTGTTCTAATCAACTCTTGTTTCCAAGAATCTACATCTTGTTCGATTAGAACGCCATTATTCCATACCCATTCTTTGCCTTCCATTATGCCTTCTACGAAAGCATCTGGAGCTGAAGGATCTGCAACAATGTCGGCAGCTGTAGCTAAATAGAAATCTCTTCCTACGTAGTTTGAACCACCTCTTTGCTCTAATGAACCCATACCACGTGATGAAACACCTAACTTGGCGCCCTCATCAATAAGACTTTTTACAATCTTACCGTATGGTGTGTCCATTATTTTTGCCTCACCAATAAAATTTTTACCTTCAGGATAAAGTTTCTTAATCATATGTGAAACTCTTTCCAAATTAACAGTTGGTCCGTCAGGATGTCCTAACTCACCGAATGCTCTACTTTTATTGATAAATTCTGCGTTATATCTTTTAACTTCTTTAGCTAAAACCTCTGTAGGATAAATTCTACCATTTCTATTTTTAATCTCAGACTGTAGAAATATTCCTTTAATCTTGTATTCTTTCTTACCGTTGTTTTCTTCAACTAGGTAAGTAGCATCATTGATTTCTTCTCTAATTAGTTTCATAGATTCTCTCTCTTAGTTACTATTTATAAATTATCTAAACTCCACAACGATTGTATAGTTATCGCCGTTAGCAAAATTTTTAGTTGATAGTAATACGTCACCTGTTGGTGTTGTTGCATTGTTAGGAATCTCATCACCACTAGTTCTAAAATCCCAATAACCATTTCCAGAAAGTAACAACGCTGTTGAATTAGTAGCACCGTCCCATATCAATTCTACAGCTGATTTGTTATTTGCTGTGTTAATCGAGTACCAAATTTTACTAATTTTACGATTACCGTCTTCGGTCATAAAAGTTAATTCAGAAGCATCAACTTTTTTAACTAAAGTTTCTCCCGTTCCATCTGATATGTTTGTTAGTTTTGTTACAAACTTAACACCAGATGTATCAGTTATCGTTTGTGTTGTTACAATGTCTGCCATTTATTACCAGTCTTTAAAGCCAGTTTTTTTAGTTAACTCGATTACTAAAGTGTAATCAGTAACATTAGCATCACTTGATAGTTTGATATCGCCTTCAGGTCCGCCTATTGCTTCTTCACCCTCTACGTTACCCCAACTACCATCGCCAGATACGTCAACTTTTTTAGTATCGTCATTGCCAAAATAAACTGTTACTGTTCCTGAACCGTTAACTGTGTGTGTAATACTTTTAATTTCTAAGTAATGCTCTGAACTAAAAGCTGTTCCACCTAATGCTGTAGCTGAATCTATATCATTAGCTAAATCAGTTACAGATTGAGCAGTTTCACTACCGACACCAGTACAAGTTAGGATAGCTTTATCCTGATCGTCTGTTGTTCTTACTACTGTAATTGCCATTTTTCTTTTTCTCCTTTGTTATGATCTTGGTGATCCTACTGCACTTGCTTTTGAAGTAGCGCAAGTAATTTTATCACCAGGTGCTTTTTCTAAAATTATTGTTTCGCCTTGTGCTAAATAAAATTCACCAATAGCTCCATCATCAGCATCTACTATTGTACCTGTAGCTGCACTAGTAGCTGTAATTTTTACAAATTGAGCTCTGCCTATATTATTAGCACTTGGATTGTCAACGACATCTCCTTTTACTATAAATGTTGCCATCTGTTATACTCCTAATTGTTCTTTTACTTCGTTGTCAAAGTAATTTAAAATTTCTTGTTTATCAACACTATGAAAACGTGAAACATCATCTATTGCTTTATCCATATTTTCGATAATGTTTGTATCGTCTTCATCTATTATTTCAAATATATCTTTAACAACCTCTTTCATCACAGGCGTTAAATTATCATATGATTTTGATTCAACAAAATCGTAATTTTTAAATAACTTACTTACTGTCTGTTTCACTAGTTTCTGCCTCTGCTGAAACTGGTTCTGCTTGCATATCACTAGTATTTGTTACAGATCCATCCTGATTAAAAACACCTGGTTCTGCAACCTCGGGTTTATCATCACTTATAGGGTCTGCTTCAAATGATTGTTGAAACATATTACCAGCTATTTCTTTTCTCTGTACTTCTAAAGCGTCTCCGATTTTTGCTCTCAAAGCGTCTTTAAAATTTTCACCAGCGTCCGAGTTATTTCCATTAGCTAAATTATCAATAAAGTTTTTTATATGTTCACTCATTGTTCTTCTCCTCTTCTATTTATACTGAATTATCAGTATTTGGTGTTGAAATGATACCATCTTTGATTTCATTTTCAATCTGTTTATCAATATCTTCGATCTCTCTTTGATCTTGTTTTAAGATATTCTTTCTTACATACTCTACAGAATAGAATTTACCGATATAATCTCTCATATCATTTGCTAAAGCTAATCTTTCTTTTAACATCTCAGTTTCTTTTAATTCTGAAAAGTGTCCATCTTTAACAAAGTCGTATTGTAAATGACTAGAGATTGTACCCCAATCTTCTTCAGCGATTATACCTTTTAATATTAATTGAGTTTTTAACATATCATTAAAAATCTCAGTAAACTTTCTTCTTAATCTTTGAACAAACTTAGTAAATTTAAGTTCATCTCTTGTAATTTCCGCTTGTCTTCCTAAATTAAAACCAGATGTTGATTCCATTCTACTTACAGGAACATTTAATGATCTGTAAAGTTTCTTTTGAAAGTAATCAATATCTCCAGTTTCACCTAAGTTTTGACCACCAGGTAATGTAGAAATTTCTGTACCTCTACCACCTTCTCTTCGAGGTAACCAGTAATCTTCTAACATATTCATATAATTACGGTCATCTCTAATCTCACCTGTAGAAGCATCATAGACAAGTTTATTTCTATATCTTGTCATAACATCTCTTAAATATTGTTCAGCTTTTACTTTAGGTAAATTACCAACATCAATATAAAAAATTCTTCTTTCTGGTGCCCTTGCAATTCTGTATATTACAACAGCGTCTTCAATCATTCTTAATTGATTGACTGGTTTAATCGCCTTATGTAAATAAGACAAGACCATATTTTTATTTTGATCTACTAAACCAGAGTTAACATAAGAAATTGTATCAACAGCAATTCTAATACCTTGTGCATTAGTTCCTGTAATACCTTTTTCGTTGAATATATAATATTCGTTTGTTAAGTTTGCAATCTCAAATGATTGTGGATTTCTTTCTTTCTTAATCTCTCTTACTTTTTTAATTTTACGAGGATCAATGTATTTTAATTCAGTAATACCATTTTTAGGATTTTCTCTATCAATAATTTTTTGATAGTATATTCTACCGTCAACATACCATCTTCTAAAAATGTCGTGGCCTTTTGTATTGAATTGTAATAATCTTAAAATGAATTTAAACTCATCTTCGATTTTTCTTCTTACCTCAGGACCATAAGGTAATTTATTTAAATTCGGTTTAACAGGATCTTTAAAATCATCAACAACGATTGCTTCGTTGACAATATCTTCAATTGCTGTATCGCATTCCGGGTGTAAAGAAATTTCTCTATACCTTCGTATTAAGTCGGCTTCGTTCTTAGCCGTACCTTCCATATCCAAATATTGACCAAAGTATCCGCCAGCGGCAGCGACGGTGCTGGCACCGTCATCTGCTACTGGAATACTAAAGTTTTGTTTTGGATCTCCTTTAGGTTTTGCTCTTGTAATTTGAAAACCAAATAGTTCCGCCATAATCTATATCTCCTTGATACTAATACTTATCCAATTTTTTAAGTAGTAGTATTTGTTTCAAAGTATTGATAGCCAAACGTAATGTTAAACTGTTCAATAGCTGTTTGTTCGTCATACGATAAGTCAATTGTTCCAATCTCAGTTGGATATGCACCTCTTAAAGTGTAAGACTTAATTGTATTACCGTTTCTATCTAAGTGGTCAATAAATGCGTCCACTTGATAGTCAGCTGGGTTAGTTAAACCCTCATTGTCAGTCATATTATTGATGCCGTTTTGCCATCTTTCAAAAGCATTTCTTAGTTTGAAGTTTGAGTCATTGTAAACAGTGATTGACCAATCTGCAAATGTTCTATCACCTGCAATCTTAATTGATCTACCTCTAAACTTCACATCAACTGTACCCAGCGTCATAGCTGGAATAGTTGTTGATCTACATAAAAATGCTAGGTCTTCTATTTCTCCACCAACTTGTGCATAACCAGGAAAAGGCATTACTACCTTAAACTGGTTAGCTCTAGCGCCACCGCCAGCAAGTTTAGCTTTGAAGTCATTAATGTTTGCCATTTTTTATTCTCCTCTACTATTAACCTGCGACTTCTTCAAAAGAAACGCCAGTTCTTGTT